CAACCAAAGATTTGATGCTAGTAGATTTCTAGTAGAGCTAGGCTATACAGGAGAGATTAATGACCAATACTGAGACCACACCGACAGAGTTCGGAAATAAAGGCTACCTAAAAGACGACATCATCTTCTACGATGACTTTATCTCGCCAGAAGACGGAGAGAAGATCATCGCCTTCTTCGAGGACGAGGACCAGCCATGGAGCATGTCAGCCTTCTTCGAGTCATATGGCATGAGCATTATGCCAGAAGACCCGTTGCTCGAAAAGTATGGACTTCCTACCGACTACCTAGGTAAGTTAGCTGACCGCATGCACAAGGCTGTTGAAGATGCCCACCAGCGCCCGATAAAGTCAGTATCATCCCACGCTCAGAAGTGGCAAGTAGGCGCGTTTGCCCCTTTCCACTCAGACAATACTGATATGGAAGGCAACCCATCAGCCTGGGAGAAGAGTAAGCTTGTCTGCCTCCTATACATCAACGATGATTACGAAGGCGGGGAACTGCACTTCCGCGATCACAGCATTAAGTTGAAGCCAAAAGCTCGCCAGCTAGTGACATTCCCTGGTGGTATCAATAACGTACACGAAGTTACTGTTGTTAAGGGCGCTACCCGCCACACAATTGGTGCCTTTTGGGACTATGCCGAATCAACCTACTCGGACGAACGTATGCAAGAGTGGGAAGACGAGATCCAGAAGGTTCGAGAGCAGCAGAAGGAAATGCAGGACGACTGGAAAGAGCAGCTAGCCAGTGGCCAGCACCCCCTCGAAAGTGGCGGTAGCCAGGGTGGCTACTAACTAGGTTTACCCAAACTGCGGTAAAATTGTAGGGACTAGTCTAGTTCTCCCTGTAAGGACGCCCAATGAGCCATCTCCGCGGTAATGTGCACGATCTGATCGTTGATCAGGGTGCTACCGTACACCAAGTATTTGGCATCAAAAATTCGGCTCGCAAAGCAATTGCACTTACTGGGTATACGGCTCGTATGCAAGTTAGACAGTGGAATACGGAAAACAGGGATCCAGAGTCCACCACAGTCGCTGAATATACAACAGAAAACGACTATCTAACTGTAAATGGCACATCTGGCACGGTGACGTTACTAATTCCACCAGCAGATACTGCAGCATACGCGCCTAAAACTTATGTATACGATCTCGAAGTGGAATCAAGCACTGGAGAAACCACTCGAATTATTCAAGGGAAGTTCATCGTGAGAGCTGAGGTAACTAAGTAATGGCACTCTCAGATAATTTTGCCTATGTAGACGTTAAAGGCCCTGGCCCTCAAGGCCCAGCTGGCCCAACTGGACCTGCTGGACCTTCAGGTGGTCCAACTGGAAGTACAGGCCCAACGGGAGCAACAGGTCCAACTGGTGCTACTGGCCCAACTGGTGCTGCTAGCACAGTTGCTGGACCCACTGGTGCAACTGGTGCAACTGGCCCCCAAGGTGTTGCTGGCCTATCAATCACTGGACCTACTGGTGCAACAGGTGCCGCAGGATCTGCAGGCCCAACTGGACCGACAGGTGCACAAGGTCAATCTGGTTTATCTATTACTGGTCCTCAGGGTGCAACAGGTGCAACTGGTGCAACTGGTGCACAAGGACCAACAGGAGCGCAGGGTGTTGCTGGCGTAGCAGGAGCTACAGGGCCAACAGGCGCTGCTGGTGCAACTGGTGCAACTGGTGCACAAGGACCTACTGGCGCTGCTGGTGCAACTGGTGCAACTGGTGCACAAGGACCTACTGGCGCTGCTGGTGCAACTGGTGCAACTGGTGCAACTGGTGCAACTGGTGCACAGGGTGTAGCTGGTCTATCTATTACTGGACCTACTGGTGCTCAGGGGCAATCAGGAACTCAAGGAGAAGTCGGACCTACTGGACCTCAAGGTGTCGCTGGTCTGATTGGCGCAACTGGACCTACTGGTGCCGCAGGTGCAACTGGTGCAACTGGTGCAACTGGTGCAACTGGTGCACAGGGTGTAGCTGGTCTATCTATTACTGGACCTACTGGTGCTCAGGGAGTCCAAGGCCCTACGGGCGCAACTGGACCTACTGGTGCTCAGGGCGTGGCTGGTCAAACAGGTCAGACTGGACCTACTGGAGCTGTAGGTCCAACTGGTGCTACTGGTGCCGATGGAAATTTTGAAGTATCGACTGCACCGCCTCTGGATGCTGAAGAGGGTGACGGCTGGTTTGATTCTACTAGCGGTCTGTTTTTCATTAGACTCGACGGAGCATGGGTAGAAGTAAGTGCAAACCGAATTGGCCCGACGGGACCAACTGGACCTACTGGTGCTCTCGGGCCTACTGGTCCTCAGGGCGTTGACATCCACTTTGCTGGATCTGTAACCACTGTTGAAGACTTACCTTCTGGTGCAGAGAAAAATGACGCTTATATTGTTGATGCTGACGGAAATCTTTGGGTATCTAACGGCGAGGGTGACTGGACCGACGCTGGTCAGATTGTTGGCCCGCAAGGAGATCTAGGACCTACAGGACCAACTGGTGCTCTCGGCCCAACAGGCTCTCAAGGACCTACAGGTTCAACAGGACCGACTGGCGCTGCAAACGAGCTAACCGTAGGAACCGTGTCAGTGTCCGAGCCAGGCGGAGAAGCAGAAGTAGTTATCTCTGGGGAGGCCCCTAGTCAGACTATAGACTTTACAGTGCCTCAAGGACCAACTGGACCACAGGGAGAAGTAGGTCCAACAGGACCAACTGGACCAACAGGATCAACAGGTCCGACTGGTCCGCAGGGGACTTACACAGTAAGCGAAACACCGCCAGCATTCCCTGAAGAAGGTGACGCCTGGTTTAACACTGATACAGCAAAATTCTTTATATTCTACGACAACTACTGGATTGAAGTAGCAACCACTGACCTTGGCCCTACTGGTCCTCAAGGTATTCAGGGTATTCAAGGTGTAACAGGTCCAACTGGTGCCACTGGCGAGACTGGACTCACGGGCGCAACAGGTCCAACTGGTGCTACTGGTGAAACTGGACCAACAGGTGCAACTGGCCCAACTGGAGCTACTGGAGAGCAGGGTATTCAAGGTGTAACAGGTCCAACTGGTGCGACTGGCGAGCAGGGTATTCAGGGTGTAACTGGACCAACAGGTGCAACTGGACCTCAGGGGGAAGTAGGAACTGGCGGTGCTCTTGGCCTATACGGGTCTTTCTATGACACAACAAGTCAGACTCTGGTCTCTGCAGATACTGGAAAAGTTCTGACTATAAATTCAACTTATGGATCTAACGGTGTCTCTCTGGTAGATGGCAGTAAAATTGTCATGTCCGAGCCTGGAACATATACTCTAACGGCAGTCATTCACGTACACAATTCTGTAAATGCTGTAGAGTACGCAACGTTCTGGTTAAAATTTAACGGAATAAACTACCCTAACTCTGCAGTACATACTGCTCTGGCCCCAAGAAAAGATAGCTCTACGCCTAGCGCGCAGCTAGTTACAATAACTTTTACTGGTACCTCTAATGAAGCAGATCAGTATGTAGAAATATACTGGGAGGCAACATCCACTGGAGTTTCGGTAAATTACCATGCGGCTGAAAACAGCTCCCCTGCCATGCCATCAGCTATCGTGTCACTATCACAAGTTATGTACACTCAAGTTGGCCCAACTGGTGCTCAGGGTAGCGTAGGACCAACTGGTCCAACAGGTACAGGGACTCCTACTGGCGGAACAACTGGACAGGTTTTAATTAAATCTAGCAATGATGACTACGACTTCGAGTGGTCAGACGTAATCGACGGGGGTACACCGTAATGGCTCTCAATTTTCCAGACTCCCCTACTATAGGAGAGCAGTACACAGCTAATCAAACCATCTGGGAGTGGGATGGTGTTGTTTGGTCTGTAGTCGGAGCGCCTTCTTCAGTAGGCCCTACTGGTCCGACTGGTCCCCAGGGCGAGCAAGGCATCGAGGGGAGCCAAGGGCCGACTGGCCCTCAAGGTATTCAGGGTATTCAGGGTATTCAAGGTATTGAAGGTGACTTAGGCCCTACTGGTCCCCAAGGCGAGATGGGCCCAACTGGTCCAACTGGTGATCAAGGTATCCAGGGCGATACTGGGCCAACTGGTCCAACTGGTGCTCAGGGTGATCAAGGTATTCAGGGCGAGACTGGTGAGCAGGGTGTCCAAGGTGCAACAGGTCCAACTGGTGCGACTGGCGAGCAGGGTATTCAAGGTATTCAAGGTGTAACAGGTCCAACTGGTGCAACTGGCGAAGTAGGCCCGACTGGCCCTACGGGAGACCAAGGCATTCAAGGAGAGACTGGCCCTCAAGGCGAGATGGGCCCAACGGGTCCAACTGGACCAACAGGAGCTACTGGAGCAGACTCTAGCGTTACTGGTCCAACTGGTCCTATTGGTGCAACTGGCCCTACTGGCCCCCAAGGCGAGGTAGGTCCAACTGGTCCAACTGGCCCTACTGGTGCAGACGGAACATTCTTTGTTTCGGATACGCCACAAGAGAGTCCAGTCGAGGGCGACTTATGGTTTAACACTCTTGACGGTAAACTTCTTATTTTCTATGACAACTTCTGGGTAGAAACAATCACGGGAGAGATCGGTCCAACTGGCCCTATCGGTGCGACTGGACCGACTGGTGCTGTAGGCCCTACTGGCCCAACTGGTCCGCAGGGTATCCAGGGCGACATAGGCGACACTGGCCCAACTGGCCCGACAGGCGCTACAGGTCCAATAGGTGTTACAGGGGCATCGTTCCAGATGCTCGGTACATACGAAACTGTTGAAGAGTTTAATTTATCAATACAGTCTGGATCAGAAGGCTATGCTTACATAGTAGCTGGACACCTATACTTTTGGAACCCATCCACTGAGATATACGACGACCTAGGCTCCATTATTGGCCCAACTGGTGCTACAGGCCCACAGGGTGATACGGGAGATACAGGCGCAACAGGTCCTACTGGTGCAACTGGTGCAACTGGTCCTACTGGTGCAACAGGCAACACGGGTGACACTGGCCCAACGGGGGCAACGGGTGCTGCTGGAACATTCAGTTCGGCGCAAGTTGTAGAGAGTAAATCATCGAACTATACTTTAGTTTCTAGTGATGCTGGTAAGTTGATAATCAACTCCGCAGCCGTAACTATTACAGTGGCCAATGTTCTTTCAGTAGGCCAGCAGGTAGATTTCCTACAGACTAACGCCGCTCAGATAACATTTACAGGGCCAGACGTGACGCTCATCTCTAAAGAGTCCAACGTTAAAACAGCTGCAATTGGATCTCCAGCAGGAGTTAAATGCGTAGCTTCTGGCGTGTACTACCTAATTGGAGATTTAGGAGCCTAAATGGCGTGGTCGATGAGCCTGCTCGGAGCATCTCTACCAATAAAATCTGATTATTGGATATCTGTTTTCGGCGAAACCTCTGCAACCTACGAAGGCGTGCAGGGTATTGGCATTGACTCTTCAGGAAACTCCTACGTTTGCGGGTACGGAAATGGCCCTGGAAATATTGGAGCTGGGTTCTTAGCAAAAATAGATCAATACGGTAAAAAAGTCTGGCAAAAATGGATTCAGCTGTCGGGCTACGAAACATACCTGCAATCTATTCAAGTAGGCTCTGGCGGAGTATATTTAGTGGGCGCTGTATACGTTAGCGGTATAGCCAGAAGACTGCATATGAAAACAGATTTTGATGGTGCTATTCAGTGGCAATACACTATCGGTGATGGCACAACCAGCAACACCCACTTCCATCAGAAATCTCTTGCCCTGGACCCGTTTGGCAACACTGTATCAGTAGCAGGTTTTGGTAGCGCGCCTACTAAATACTATATGACCACTAGATTAAACACTGACGGCGGTAACTTCAACACTTACCACAAAATCACCCACGCGAATAACGGGTATTTCGATAACGTAAAAATAGACGGGTCTACCCAAAACAACTATCTGTACGGTGACTTCGCCTCTACTGGTTCGTTTCCTGAAGCATACGGATTAGTCACAAAACTTAATGAGTACGGTGCGCATGTTTGGAGCTCTTACTACAACAATGACTCCAATAGATATAGCAGCATAACAGGACTGTCTGCCGACACCACGTACGCGTATGCCGCAGGTTATGAAGGAAGCGACTCGGGAGTTACTCCATATAGATTACGAACGGTATTGACAAAGATTAATGGCTCTAATGGTAGCACTATTTGGAATGCTGGCTTAGACGGCGGACTGTGGAGAACAGCGGTTCACTCCCCAACTTCAGGAAATATATATGTTGTTGGAAGTTCTTATCCTGACTACAGTACTCTAATTGCAAAATACGATTCTAACGGAACATTGCTATGGCAGAGAACCATGACTGGAACAAGCGTCAGCTACGGTGGTGAACTGAGTCTAGATTCGAGCGAAAACTTATACGTTCAAATCGGCGCTATAACTATCAATGGCTCAAGCAATTCTTGCATTGGGGTCATGAAACTTCCAGGAGATGGCTCGCTTACTGGTACCTACGGAGATATAGTTTACGCAGCAAGCTCGCTACCCGCGTCCACCCTATCTAGCTGGGCTTCAACATCAGCATCTCTATCTAGCGCTTCAGGCATTACATCTCAAAATGGTGCCACTGGAGTCACCACTTCGACACTGTCCGACTACAAGAAAAATATAAGGTAACCATGTATATAGACACAAATACTGACAGATATCCTCTATACCCTGGAGACGTAATTAGAGAGGTAGAAGGATGGAGCATTGGAGATGCCCTCCCTAGTGGATGGTACTCAGTCACCCCTTCGGAACTGCCAGAGGTTTCCGCAAATGAGACCTACACAGAGCTAGCTCCAATACAGGTAGATGGTGTATACATCCAACAGTGGAGTGTTAGAGACCTCACAGCGGATGAGCTCGAAAGAGTGATGGCTCCGATGACCGCTAGGCAGAAGCTTAAAGATGCGGCTGGCCTGACGGACATAGAGATAGACGCCCTTATTAGAGGCCTAAGGTAAGGTATAATTTAACTATGTCAGGTGAAAATCAGAGAATAGACTTCCCGTCCAATCCAACGGTTGGCCAAACATTCCAACCTACAGGGTTAGGAATGCAGAGTAGTAGCTCATCGTGGGAGTGGAACGGCACCTACTGGGAATCCACTGGCACACAAGAAGTTGTGGGACCAACTGGCCCAACTGGACCTGTAGGTCCAACTGGGCCTCAAGGTGTAAACATCACCCTAATAGGCTCAGTCTTTGCAGTTGAAGACCTACCATCTACAGGCAACAGTGTAAATGATTCTTACATAATTGCAGACGAAGGAAATCTGTACGTCTGGGATGGCACATCCTGGAATGACGTAGGGCAGATTGTAGGGCCTCAGGGCGAAGTAGGTCCAACAGGACCTCAGGGCGACCAAGGTGATCCAGGATCTAACGGCAGCGACGGTAACACTGGCCCAACGGGCCCTACTGGCCCGACTGGAGCAACTGGCCCGCAAGGAGAGTCAGGGCTTTCGATTACAGGCCCAACGGGCGCTACAGGTGATACAGGACCGATTGGTGTGACTGGACCAACAGGAGCTGTGGGTGACACGGGGCCTACTGGTCCTCAAGGTGAGCTCGGGGAAGTTGGCCCAACTGGCCCAACTGGTGCTACTGGACCTCAAGGAACAGATATCCACTTCGCTGGATCTGTCAGCGCACCTGAGAATCTTCCGTCTTCAGGTGTATCCGTTAACGACGCCTACATCGTAGATTCAGATGGAAACCTGTACGTATGGAATGGAGCATCTTGGACAGATGCTGGGCAGATTGTTGGTCCTCAGGGGCTGACTGGCCCAACTGGACCAACAGGAGCAACAGGTTCTACTGGACCAACAGGATCGTCATCCTACTCGTTCAACTCTCCTATTGATTTGACTGGTACTGCAGTCTCTATAGTCGATAACCCGACATTCACTGGAACAGTCACCGCAACTACCTTCAGTGGTACCGCGACCAACTCTGAGAAGTTTGCTGGTAGAGCACTATTTGTATCGGCAACTCAGCCTTCGTCAGGTATGGCGAATGGCGATATCTGGATTAAAACCAGTTAGAGCGTGAATTAAATGGCAACAGTTACCTCCGCATTCTCGGGACGATCAACCCTTGTACTAAGGCTAATCGTCAACGAGGCCAGCACTGACACAGTTAACTATACGACCACAGTTAACTGGCAGCTAGCTATAACCGCGTCTGGTAACACATACACATCGTTCAATACAGGAAACAACTCTAATTGGTTTGTTGATGTCGATACTCAAGGATCTACTGCAGCATCAAGCGGAACGTATAACTACGACTTTAGATCCCCTAATACTACAACAACTCTAGTAATCGCCAGCGGAAGCAAGGTTATACAAAGAGGTGGTCCAGGTGCCTACACTGCATACATTGCAGCCGACGCTGACGGAGGCACTGGAGTACTTGGAACTGCATCGGTTTCTGGCTCTCTAGTCTTAACGAATATATCTGCCCCTGCACCATTCTTCCCACCATTCTTCCCTCCTTTCTTCCCATTCTTCCCTCCGTTCTTCCCACCATTCTTCCCACCATTCTTCCCACCGTATTTCCCGTTCTTCCCTCCGTTCTTCCCACCTTACTTTGCACCGACTCCTCAGTGGAGTGACAACTCCCTGGCTACTACTTCAGTGGTAGAAGGTCAGGCGTACAGTGACTCTGTCTCTGCCTTATATATAACTAGTTACTCTCTATCTAATGGATCACTGCCTACTGGTATAACTCTGAACACTTCGACTGGAGCAATTTCAGGGACCCCTGCAGATGGCACAGCTGGTATATATTCATTTGTTATCAGTGCTTCTGGAGATGGTGGCACTATAAATACAAGCCAGCTAAACCTAACCGTGATAGATGATGGCGGAAAGCTCAGAGTCTACAACTCAAGCACATCGGCATGGGTAGAAGGCGTGCCATACATTTATAACTCGAGCACCAACACATGGGTAGAGTCAACAACATACATTTATAACTCGAGCACCAACACATGGGACAAGAGTAAGTAAGGATAAAAATGCCAGTAATTAGTTTTCCAAATGATCCAGAAGTAGGCGACGAGTACACCTACGGGACGTACACATGGGCGTGGAGTGGTTTAGCCTGGAAGGCCGTTGCAACTACTGCAGTAGACGCCAGTCCCTTTACTCCCGACACTGACTCAGACTGGGACACTGCCCCGTCAACAATTGGTGAAGCTCTTAACGAGCTAGCAGCTAGACTTAGAAACCTAGAAGGTTAACTAGCTTTTCTACGACGTATAGGCTTTTTAATAGGCTCTACAACTTCATCATGTATGGCAGGAAAAAATACCTGAGTAGATGAAGTAGAGGCGTTGTGTAGACCCATCGTGAGGTCTTTGATAAATTCAATCTCCGTGGAAACTTTAACAACATGCTTTTCAATGTTGTTTACACGGTCAGCCAATGAGCTGCCGCCGTTCTCCCATAGCTGGTGTTCTACCCTATCTAGTCGATCAGAGATAGTTCTACCTTTAGAGTCAACACCCATGGCATCACCAATTCGCTTGGCAACGCGATATATCGCTACGAATGCGCCAATAACAACACCAAAAGCAGTGATAGTTGCGGCTATGGCCAATAAGAGATCGTTAGTCATGTATAATGGTTCCTACGAGATAATGCAATTAGGTTTGCTTGATCTATTTTACCCTAGTACGGTATCCCTTATTTGGAGGGGTCTAGCCATTAAGTTGGTCACAGCTCCAATCTTTTTTTAACATCTTTCGCGTTTGAATTTGCAAACGCATCTGAAAGGTGTATGCTAATCAAAGATTTGTGACTCAGCAGTCTGAGATATTTTAATGACGATAGGTAGGCCGAAGTGGGAGACTGGGCATCAGCGAACGGGAGAATGCTCCCTGGCGCTAAATGGTATGCAGAAAAACTAGGTTGGCACGTCCTACCTGTCCACGGCATAGATAGACACGGTAAGTGTACCTGCGGTAAGTCGCACGCGGATACTAAAGAAATTGGTAAGCACCCTGCTTCAAAGCGTGGGCAGTCAGATGCTACAGCAGACTCAATCCAAATCGATCAGTGGTGGGAAGAAAACCCTGACTACAACGTTGGAGTTTTTGCACGTCCATCTGGATTCTTTGTAATTGACATCGACCCTCGCTCTGGTGGAGATAAGTCATTCGATAAGCTTGTCGAACGCGCAATGGGAGAGCTACCTCCAACCGTCGAGGCCATCACTGGCGAGTACTACGATAAGGGCACTGTCAAGCGCGGACGTCACTTGATCTACAAGTGTGACCCAGATGAAAAATTTATTGGCAATCTAAAAGCCGAAGGCCTTGATGGTATTGACATCAAGCACAACGGCTACATTCTGATCTCACCGTCTCGACACTTCTCTGGTGTTACATACGACTGGAAACCAGGCCACGCCCCATGGGAGATGGAAATCTCCGAAGCGCCTGAAGAGCTATTGTCAGTCTTACGTGCTAGAGGCCTACGTAAGCGCACAGGTGGCGGATCTTCTTACGAAGTATTTGACTGGTCATCTATGGATGATCTAACTTTTGCTGGTCAAAAGTTGGATGTCGAAAAGATGATGGAAGAGGGCCTAACCGAAGGCCACCGAGCTGTTGGTATTTACCAAATTGCCTGCGCGCTTTCAAACAAAATTGGAGTTGACACTGAGTTCAAACGAAACTTGGTAGAAACAACAATGCTTCGATTCAATGCTGAAGCTGTGGTGCCACCTATGGAGTTAGAAGGACCTAACTCAGTAATTATGCACACTCGTCGTGCGATTGAGTTTGTTGCAGAGAACCCTAAAATTGACCTCTACTGGGGGGAACTCTCAACTTGGGTAAAGTCCCAGGGCGTTGCATGGGCTGAAGGCGCTGAAAGAGATTTCCTTCAGACAATTAGCGCATCAAATGCATTCAACTATGAAACACTGGACGCCGATACCGTTAACACTCCAATCGCTAATGCAGTTGGAACGCAGATGGCATCGTTTGCTGCTCAGGGTAAAGGCCTTAAAGATGTAGCACTTGGTGGAAACCTAGACCTACCTAAAGACGTAGACGCCCTTAGCGAAGAAGCTGGTGGACGTCCAGGGTTTCGAAGTCTTTCCGATGTAGGTAATGGTCGTCGTTTAGTTGATGCCTTTGGGTCTACTGTTCGTTACACTCCAAATGTTGGGTGGTTCATCTGGGACGGCAACTACTGGAAGCCAGACATGCAGATGAAGTCAATTAAGGAAGTTAGCAAAATGGTTTCAACTGTTATTGCAAGTGAAGTTGCTAACTACAGTGTCGATGACCCGCGCGCAGCCGATCTTGTTAAGCACGCAAACAAGGCAAAATCTAACTCATCCATCGAAAACATGATTTCTCAGGGGTCGTCCGACGAGCGTATTCAGGTGCCAGTGGATGAATGGGACAACAACCCATACCTACTGGGTGTGAAGAATGGTGTTATTGACCTTAAGACTGGAGAGCTTAAAGCTGGTCGACCTGATCTACACCTAACGAAGCGCTCGCCTATCTCCTACACACAGGGGCTTCGCAACGTCCGTTGGGAGACCTTTCTATCAGAAGCTACTGGAGGAGACCCAGAGCTGATTAACTGGCTACAGCTAGCAGTTGGCTACACACTGACTGGTCTCAATAGCCAGGACATCCTATTCCTAATCTATGGACCTCCAGGTTCTGGTAAGAACACATTCATTGAAACAATCTTCGAGGCACTCGGCAGTGCTCAGTACGCGTGGGCGCTTGACTCTAACGTTCTAGCACTTGGAGACCGAGTCAGCTCTACAGACGAGTACCACATGGCTGAACTGCGTGGTCGTCGCATGATCTGGGTTGATGAGTTGCCTGAATCAGAACGCATTAAAGAGAACCAGGTAAAGAAGCTCACGGGTTCTGGAACTATTCAGGGTCGTTCTCCTGGTGAGAAGCCTATCCAGTTTGTGTCTCAGGGTAAACTCTGGATCTCAACTAACCACCGACCTATCATTACCGATGACGCCATGTGGCGTCGTATGCGTCCAATTCCTCTGACCAACAAGCCAGAGAAGCCAGACGTAACGTTGAAGCCTTATCTATCTGACCCAGATGGTGCGCTACCAGCGGTATTGGCTTGGGCAGTTGAAGGTGCCGTTAAATATCTATCGTCTAGTCAGTCAGACCCACTTGGCTGGTGTGCTGTTGTTAAAGAAGCTCACGATTTCTATCGCAAGAATGAAGATCGAATTGGCGCGTTCTTGGAAGAAGAGTCTCGACCATCGGAGGGTGGAAGCCTGAACGTTGGAGATCTATACAGAATGTATAGATTATGGAGCGACTCACGTGGCGAGCGCCCACTCACTCAAATTGCTTTCAGCCGAAAGCTGTCTGACAGAGGCATTGAGATTATCGGAACTGGATCTAAGGCCACTATTAAAGGCTACATTATGATGCCTAGAGAGGTACCCCAGGCACCAGTGATAGACTTTAGTGCACACGCTAGATACGCAACTAACGTCGACTTTTAGGATTACCCAGTGAAGATATTTATAGCTACACCAATGTACGGTGGAATTGCAAAGAACCAGTACACGATTTCAATGCAAAATCTAATTGTGAAGCTTTCGCAACGTGGCCACATAATCAACACAACCACAGTGGGCAACGAGAGCTTGATAACCAGAGCTAGAAATACTCTTGCCCACAGATTTATGAAGAGTGATTTTGACGCGCTCCTATTCATAGATGCTGACCACGGTTGGGATGCAGACGATGTTGTGCGAATGATTGAGTCTGAGAAAGACCTAATCGGAGCTATCTACCCTATGAAGGGTATCAACTGGGAGAATGTTAGAGCGGCAGCCCTTGCTGGTAAAGAAAATCTAGAGGAGTACTCAGGGCACTTTGCCCTCAACCTGCTTCCAGAATCTCAGGCATTTAACTCGAACGAGCCATTTAAAGTCAAAGACATTGGAACTGGAATGATGTTCATCACCAGAAAAGTGTTTGAGTCACTGCAGCCTATCTGCAAGCAGTATAAAAACAACAACGTTGGAAATACAGGCATAGGTTTCGGCGAAATGGTAACCGAATACTTCACGACATTCATTGATGAAAACGACGTACTTCTATCAGAAGATTACGCTTTTTGCAGACTATGGCAGAGCATTGGTGGAGAAGTTTGGTCCGCCCCATGGGTGAGAATATCTCACTCGGGAGACTACAACTTCTCTGGTAGATTTACTTCATTAGTAGAAATAAACAAAATAAAAGAAGCAAATAAGTCCAATAAAGACTAGAGTATTTTTACTATTCTGTAGTAACATAAGTTTAAAGTAGTAGTTGAAGGAGAGACATGGCCTTGGCTGAAAAGCTAGAAGCGGCAAACAAAGCCTATAGAGAGACCTTTGTGTGTAAGTTGATGCAAGTCACACTAAACCCAGACCTATCTAAAGCTGACGTAGACGCAATTATTAGCGTAATAAACTCTAATCCATTAGATCTAGACCATGTCCCTAATTCTAAACTTGCTCAAGCCCTCAGAGAAGAAGGCTTCGATATCAGTACCAGTGCTGTAGACCGCCACCGCCGCGGCCAGTGTTCATGTAACAGGCTGAAATAGGGAGAACTGTGAGCCTTTCCGAGAAACTAGAGAAACTGAAGTCACCTGGACATAGTGGTTCAGATGTTCGAATCACAAAAACGCCAGAAGACTGGCGTCCTCGTATGGACCTAGACACCGTAAAAGGTGGGTTTGTAGTTGGAACGGCTAGACCGCAAGGTGAGTCAGCAGACGCATCTTCAGTCCTAGAAGAGTTCGGCTTGAGTGCAGACGAGTGGGCTGTAACTTCCATGCGTCGAGGTAAGTGGCAACGGTACGACGGGGAATGGCTAGAGTCAGTAAGAGTCAACCTATCGCCAACTGGATTGATAGAAAATGATTCTCTAGACATAGAGGCACTTGCAGACCACATAAAGAAGTGGCGTCCAGCTAAAGGCATTAAACGCACTTCTGGTTCGGGGGCTTTTACAATTGCAGCAGCTGACCAACAGATTGGTAAGAAGGCAAATGGGCAAGGCAGCCAGCAATCTATAGATAGAATTTTAGGCCTCACCGAGCGTGCAGTCCACAAGTTTGAGTCATATAGAAAAATGGGCGTAGCTCCAGGAACTATATGCCTAGCACTACTAGGTGACCACGTGGAGGGAAATGTCTCTCAAGGCGGTCGTCTACAGGGCCTTGCAGCATCAGACTTAGGACTGACTGAGCAGACACGAGTCGCACGAAGACTACTACTAGCTCAGATTAAGGCTCTTGCTCCTCTAGTGGATAGACTCATTGTGCCCGTCATCAATGGCAACCACGATGAAGTGACTCGTCAGGTAGCTGCGGACCCAGCTGATGGTTGGAATGTCGAGATTGCATCTGCAGTTCAGGACATCTGCGCAGAGAATCCAGAGCTAGCTCACGTTGAGTTTAGATACCCAAGTTCTGGACACCAGACGCTAACCGTAGATGTTGACGGCACCATGCTGGGACTATTTCACGGACACCAGGCTAACCAGAACAATGTAATGAAGTTTTTATCTGGACACGCTGCTGGTAAGACAGCACTAGGCGGAGCCGATATTTGGATTTCTGGACACTTCCACAACTTCCGCACAATGGATGTTGGAGATCGTCTATGGCTGCAGGCCCCCACCACGGACCCAGGTAGCGAATGGTACAGAGACCGAGCTGGCGTAGAATCTAAGCCTGGACTGCTTACGATGATGATTGGTGGAGACTTCGAGCCAAGAGAGTTTATAAGCGTTCTAGCGATATAACTATGACAAAAGTTGCAGTTTATACAATAGCCCTAAACGAAGAGCAGTTTGTAGAGCGTTGGTACGAGAGTGCTAAAGATGCAGATTACTTACTAATCGCAGACACGGGAAGCACCGACGGAACTGTCGAAGCTGCCCTTGCCCTAGGGATTAACGTAATCAACATAAAAATATCTCCATGGAGATTTGATGATGCCAGAAATGCGGCATTAGCAGCTCTGCCAGCAGATATTGATTACTGTATCGCACTAGATATGGATGAAGTATTGATTCCTGGCTGGGGGCTAGATCTTGATAAAGTTCACGCTGCAGGAGTTACTAGGCCTAGGTATCAATACACCTGGAACTGGACTGATCCAGACGAGACAAAGCCAGGACTTCAGTATGGCGGAGACAAGATACACACTAGAAATGGGTACAGATGGAAGCACCCAGTTCACGAGGTGTTAGTCAGATACGGCTCAGAACCAGAAACTCAACAATGGATCGATCTGGAGATACATCACCACCCAGACAACTCTAAGCCTAGATCTCAGTACCTACCTTTGCTGGCTCAGGCGGTCAAAGAAGATCCATATGACGACAGGAACGCCTTCTACTACGCTAGGGAGCTCTACTTCTACGGAAAGTATAGTGAAGCTGCTGAAGAGTTTAAACGCCATCTAGAGCTTCCTAGAGCCGTATGGAGGCCAGAAAGAGCCGCATCAATGAGGTATCTGGCCAAGTGTGAACCAGCAAATAAAGAAGAGTGGCTGATAAAGGCACATATAGAGTCTCCAGAAAGAAGAGAGGCTTTAGTTGAGCTTGCCCAGCACTTCTACTCGACAGAATCCTGGGCATCCTGTCTACACTTTGCAGAGAAAGCCTTATCAATAAAAACTAAGCCACTAGACTATCTGTGCGAGGATTTCGCATGGGGGTATTTACCGCACGATCTTGCTGCTATTGCGTCATACTGGGAAGGCTACCCACACAAAGCTAAAGAGTATGGGCAAGAAGCATTAAACCTTAACCCAGAGGAGCCTAGGTTAGAGAAGAATATGGCATTTTACACCTCTAAATAGGTTTAAATTATTTAAAGATTCTTATCCTTCTTTAGAGCATGGTAAGCATCTACCGCATTTGCACTAGTTCTACTCTGCCAAGTAAACTCACATTCAGTACAGGTAACAATTCTCATTGTCGCCCAACGACCGCCATCTGGTCTATCAACCGTAGCAGTCTCCAATTTATCCGTTTTTGCTTTGCAGTATGGACATAGAGGGAATCGTTTATATCGCATTTCTTGCCCGTCCCAATTGACAGACAGAGTATTGCGAATCTTCTGAGAGTCCAGGCCTCCCCAGATTCCCCAGATTTGTTTGTTATCTAGAGCCCATTTAGCACAGTCACGCCTAACAGGACACTCGCCACAAAGCTTTTTAGCTTCCCATTGCTGGGATGGCTTATTAGCGTAAAAGTTATTGATCTTGTCAGAATTTTCTGGTTTAGCGCACTCGGCGTCTTCATGCCAGTCAGGTCCGTCAGTAAACATAGGATATCTCCACAAAGGTAGCGTCGTAGTCTAGTAACGGGTCATCATTGTCGCAATATATTGGAAGATTAGATTCATCATCATCTTCATACCGATAACCAGCCGTAGTACAACTAGAGGTATCAATAAGGGAAAATGCTTCCCCTAAAGAATACGAGATGCCTTCTTGTTGTATTTGTTTAGCTAGAGATCGCTTAGCGACATCATCATCGTCTAGAACCAAATGTTCGTTGACATAGAATACAACAGAATCAGAATGAATACTCCTTGGAAAGTCGTCGCCTTCCCAAATAAGCCAGGTAGGCTCGAATACCTTCTTATTAAGCACCATATCTATATAATATGCTGCAACATAGGTAAGTTTACCGTAAATTACAAATTACACTGGCCACACGTAGTCATAGGCTTCAGGCCTACTCCCCGTGTCCTCTGGCCACTCGAATTGTGAGTACCATTCATAGTCCTTACTAAGTAAAGCAGCCCTGTGGCTGGCAGCTACTTTTTTAAAGGTCTGACTATCAGAGACCCAGCTAGGTGGCGTAGAACCCTTTGGGTCTAGAACTCCAGCAGCTATAGCCACTCTAATGGTTTCTTTAGCTTTATCTCCAATAGTTGACTTGTAGCCACGCCTCTTCCACTCCTCTACCATTGCCTGGATGTATAGGTAGAGAGTTATCTCGTGGCCACGCCACATCTTTACGGCTGGGTGATTTACCCATCCTCTAGGTACTCGGTGGTTGCCCTGCGGGTCAAGCTCAAGTAGGGTCATCAGAATTTGCCAGCCTTCTAGGGCTTGCTTGTTGAGACGGGCACGATCTAGCGTGCGGGCAATGTCTTCAAAAGAAGAAGTAAGCGGTACAAATGTTTGCATAGAAACAATGTACCGCTTACTTTTCAACTTGTCAAGTTATAAACCGAAAGGTTTTACAACACTCTGTTTAAGTGACCCATATACAGTGATTTGGAATATGCCCCACTTCTCTACAGATTCATAGATCTCTTCGCGTGTTTCCGCTTTCGGATAGGAAACTTTTAATTCTATGGAAACTTTTTCTTTAACTTCCGAAGGATCGATACCAAGAAATCTAGCTACCTCTCCTTCAGCGATTTTCGTAGCTTCTTCTAGGTTAGGGGCGAGAATCTTAAGTTCAAACGAGGTTCTCATTAGTTGGCTTTCCTGACGCGCTTCTCTAACTTGTATGGAGAATAGTGAACTCCGTTTAGGGCTGGCTTTTTTCCGTCTGTGTCATTGAAGATGACATCGCCATAGCGAACTGCAACCACTGTGCCGCGGCGACCATTGTGTAGGGGTCCGAGCTTGTCCTGGAAAGCATCTGCTTTAACTCGGACAACATCTCCGATGACAATACTTCCTGGCTGAACGGGGATCCACATGTAGTCATCGTCACTCTCTTCCTCCTTAACCACGTGACCTTTAGCTAGTAAAGGAAATATAGTTAAGACTTCTTCTTTCATTTTGTCGCTAAGCTCTGGCAGCTCTGCCCAGGTCTCTAGCAGGCTCATTATTGCTTTACCTGAGCCAACTTTTACTTTGGCAGCTTGAAGTTGCTCTACTACCCATTCTTTATTTATATCTGGCACTATATTCTCTCCTCTGTAGAGCCAATTAAGTCTGTCTCCAGTATACCCTTAATTGTTGCTCTATCTGGGATAGAGCTCTCATATATTTTGTACTGAGAGTCAGCTAGGTGCTGCCTCTCGTAAGGTTCCATGTCCTCAATCTGATAGGCAAGTTTTGTCCAAACTTCGTGATATCCGATTAAGTCCTGCCAATAAGTGGCTATAGGGACAGACATATTAAGCCCCTGTATGTAGCGATATGACCACCATGTACCAGCTTTTCTGTCCTGAGGCGAAATAGCCACTCCTATAGCGCTAGCTATGACGTCTTCTGCATCTGCATCTACTGCCCGTTTGCCCACGACCATAGAGGTACCTGGTGTGGTAAGTGTCTCCGAAAGATCCTTCCACCAGTCGCTCTTAATATTGTCAACTGCCCAGTGGGTCCTTCTTATGATTCCCTTGTCAACCTTACCTAGCAGGTAGGAGTCAAGATTTATAGCCACTAACCTGTCAGCAGGCACAAATCTGAGAGCAGAGGATAGGCTCTCTACCGAATTCCACGGGAGTGTTGGTACATATGTTCTAGGCCAGGAAAGGGTTTTCATCTTGTCAGCCACTGACGATGCTACGTTTTTATGTGATGAAATAGCCGTGGAGTAGTCTTTTCTACTGGCATACAGTGACTTAAATATCTGAGAAGGATTCTTCTTAAATGATTCAATACTATTTTTATACTGCCAAACCTGGGGGCTATCGACTACTAAGCGTAGCTTAGGTGATTCGTACATCAAATCTAGGACATGTAAAGCGCCGTATATCTTGTTTGCTGAGATAGCAGTAGGCGGAGTGAGTCCCACAAACACGGCATCAAACTTCTGGAGGTCAGATCTAGTCCACGATAGCTTTGGGTCGCAGATAGTTACGTCTGCAAACTCAGACAATGCTCTATAGAGCGTACTGAAAAATGATATGTTCTTCCCTACCGAACAGTGGGACGACGACATACCTGTCATCAAAATCTTCATATTAAACTCCAATAAAAAGAAGCGGGGCACTAAATGTGCCCCGCAACTTTTATTCTATTAGAACGGGGTATCTTCGCTTGCAACAGGTGATGCAGGCGCTGGAGCTGGTGCAGGAGCAGCAGCAGGGGCTGGTGCAGGAGCTGGTGCAGCTGCAACAGGTGCAGGAGCAACAGCGCCAGCTGCAGGAGCAGCAGCAGTCAGAGCATAGTAACGCTTAATTTCGTTGCTCTGGTTGCCGTTATAGGTACGAGTTCCAAGAGTTGCACGGAACGAGCGGCCGATAAGCGCCTGCTCAATCTGAGCTGGGGTAGGGTTCTGCTCGAAGTAGGTGGTAGGTAGACCCATTGCGCCAGCCTTCATGAAGAACATGTTCATGGCCTTAGGGTTGTCCTGAGTTACAACAAGCTGATCCCAAACGCGGCGCTTGTCGCTTGCGCCACCCTGAACCTCGTTGGTGATCTTGAACATCAACTTACCAGTCGATGTAGTTGTTGCCTGTGCTTCGATTACCTTTAGGTCGTAATCACCGTCTGGTAGTGGAGCATAGTTACCACCAGAAGTGGCAGCGGTTCCAGCCTGCTTAACAAGCTCTGAGAAATTGACAGTAGTCATGGGGTATTAACCTTCCTTTTTTGTTGTTGTTGGTGTTGTTGTCTTCTTTTCACCGAAGACGATGTCTAACATACGTTCGACCCCAAGGTCTTGCTGCTCGACAATTTTTCCTAGACGTCCCTGGACGCGCTCTCCAGCTTCCCACTCAGGCGTGCGCTCAACGTACATGCGTCGCACCTTGTAGGGAGCCTGCATTGGGTCAGGATTGGGTACCGTCTCCACTGTGATAGCTCCGAGGATGTCATAGAAATATGGGGCCTGAATCGCTAGCTGACCTTGTAGGTAAGGACGGTATACGCCATCCTGCCCCTTACGCGCCATAGCGGTTAGGATCACGGCCTCTAGAGGCTGTGTAGGGTGCATTGTTAGGTCACGAAGGTCACGAAGTAGTGCACCCATGTGGCGAAGTAGTTCGCCCCACTGCTGCATCTTCATCTGTTCGGTTCCCGCAATGTTGTCCATGCACTTAACCTGCAACTCAGAGATTGAGTCGATGATCAAGGACTTGAACTGGTGTTTACCACTCTGAAGCCACTGGAAGGCCTTCATTACGACGTCATAGTCATTTACTTTAACTACAACAGTGTCCCAAGTACCGTCAGCCAATGGTGGCTCTTCAGTCAGTGGGTCCCAATACTTGATGTTGATTGGTAGGAAGCGGTGGCCTCCCTCAACGTCAAGCATTAGTCGTGGGTATGGAGCTGTTACAGCAAAGCTGGACTTACCAACCTTTGATTCGCCATAAACCATAATTGTTAAACTGCGATCTACTGCATTACTCATTACTCACTTCCTTTCTTTTCTTCTATTCCGTAATAACCGTAAGGGTCGGAGACCGCAAACGCATCGCTAATTGCTGCTTCAGCTGCCGAACCATCGTCAACTAGAGGGCAAATAGCGAAGAACTGGCACTTCCACTTGCAATCCCTGCTTGGTTTAGGGTATGCGTTACGGAAGTGGCTCTCACCAGCATCTAGAGCATCACGCACACGCATCATGTCTTCTAGGGTGCCTTCCAGACGCTCGTAGAATGAGCGGAGAGCAAACTTATTGTGACGAACCTCGATCTGGTCATAGAACGGTGGCTTAGCATAAGCACCACGCTTAACCTTACGAAGCATCGTGAAGATAGCGCCGTCCGAGCGTTCGCCATCCTGGTTCTGAGCCTCTTCCAAAAGCATGTAGGTAAGAACCTGCTCATTCATGTGGGCAATAGACCCAAAGTCCGAGAATGAACCTCCTACAGTCTTAAAGTCGCGGAACATGCGAGCACCGTCAATCTTACGGCGAACGCGCATGTCGATCTTACCTTGGAGCATAACCTTACCGTCAAGCATCGGGCGTTCGATAATTTCTTCGGTAGAGATCTTCTCTAGCTCAGCATCGATGCCGTTGAGTTCTACCCACTCTAGGTAGCCCTCTAACATAACTCGACCAAGTTCAGCCTCAGCTTCTAGACCAGAGACATCGCGATATTCGTCTGTCATCTTCTTTAGGTCTTCTTTTACCAAAGCAGCGTGAGCATCTAGTAGAGACTCACCAGTAGAGTAGTAGCGGTCCAGAGCCTCGTGAATGCGAGATCCTAGAGCAAGAGGCCCTGTAAATTCCTTCATCTTAGGCTTAAGACGACGGTAGTAGGTAAACCACCAACGGCGTCGGCAGTCCTTAAACGTCTGAATCTCTGAGTTGGAGATTCTAATTGGAGTTGTCATTAGAGTCCTTTTCTATTGTCGTTCAACATCTTCAGAAGCTGAGCCTTGTCACGTACAATCTGCTCAAAGTTTTCTGCTTTGGCATCTAGCGCTTCAATGACTCGTTCTTCGATGGTCCCCTCGGTCACGTAATCAGTAATGAGAATCGAATCGTGAATCTCAGAGCCAATACGGTGAACTCGGTCCAGGGCCTGCTTGTAGTCAACGAGAGACCATGGTCTCTGAAGCATAACAAGTCTTCTTGCAGTTGTCAAGGTGACACCAACACCACCAGCCTGAGCAGTGAAAAGAATCCACTTAGTGCGCCCAGCCTGGAAGTCGTCAATGTGACGCTGACGCTCTTCAGAACTTAGAGCTCCAGTAATCAATCCGTGTGCAATCTTTTCCTTAGTAAGTCGAGCACTAAGGATCTCGATTAGCTGGCGAGATACTGCACAGACTGCTACAGAGTCATCACCAAAGTCGCCGTTCTCAATATCATCCATAAGAGCATCAACTTTACAAGAAGGGTCTGACAAAAGCATTTTTTCTTGTCCGTCAATAAGTTCCATAGTTCCATAAGAGCTAGCGAACTGCAACAGTCTCATGGTCTGAGTAAGCGGGTTAGGTGCTACAACGACCTCGGACTCGCCCTGTTCATAGGCTTCAAGGAATCGCTCTTCAGTTGTCTTATCCAACTCAGCGATCATGTGCTCGAGCATTTGCTTGTAGGCCTTAGCCTGCTTTGCACCCATCTCGACGTCGCGACGGTCATTAATAACTTCTGGCAGCCAAGGTAGCACCTTAGCCTTCAGCATACGACGCATGCGAGGGTGGATGCCAGCGTAGAACTCTGTCTCCATTGCTGGCTTAAGTCCTAGAATCATCATCCCACCAAATGCATTAAGCATAGTGTTTACATAGCGGTCTAGCCACTTGGTCTTGCTAGGCCATTCTTTTTCATCTAGCCAGTGAAGAATTGGCCAAAGATCAACAACGGTGTTCGCGATAGGAGTTCCAGTTAGTGCAAATCGGATATCAGCATTGCCAGAAGCAGCCCACATAGCGCGAGTCTGCTTAGACTTCGGGTCCTTAGAGCGGTGAATCTCGTCTGCAATCACAGACTTAAAGTCAATAGCATTCAGTTCACGCTTGTGCACCTCGCAACGAGATGCAGTGATTCGAGGGTCGTGACCACCGCATTCGGTGCATCGAGCCAGGGCAATCGAGCCATAAGACTGAAGCCTAGAGTGTGAGCGCAAGGATTCCCAGTTGATGACGTAGACCTGGGCCTCGTCTTCGAATGCTTTTCTACGCTGTACAGCGGATCCCTTGATAACCTGGACGTTAATCCCAGGCCACCACTTATCAAATTCGCGCTCCCAGTTGTGTTTTAGGGTGTTAGGGCAGATGATGAGAGCAGGGAAAACAGCCTCTCCCTCGTCCTGTAGGCGCTTTAGAGAGCGAATAGCTTGGGCAGTCTTACCGAGTCCTGGTTCGTCCGCTAGAAGCGCCCTGCGGGCTTTCGCAAGGAAGTCTACGCCCGCACGCTGGTGTGGGAAAAGGTCCTCGTCACCATCATCAGACATCTCGATTTCTCGCAAGAAGTTAGAAGGGTCGATTCGATTTGTTTTCTCGTTTTTAGCCCATTCGGCTAGGGCAGGTCCAATTTCTAGCTGCGATCCGAAGGTTGCTCTAAGTGATAGGCATCCAGTCCATGAAACAGGGATTCTCCAGACGTTCTTAGCAGCGTCCCACTTTGATCCAGGTAGAGCGCGGCAGACTTCTTTTAGTCTCCACTCAGCATTGATGATGATGTGCTCACCATCAAGTTCTACAAAAACGCCCATTTGGGCCTCCATTCGTCGCTACATCTATACTATCAGAAAAA